ACAAAAAAAGTTATTGTCTTTGATATACCTCTAACAATTCTCTGAATAACTGAAACTTCTTTAGCGTCTGGTGCAGCTATGAAAAACTTTTTGAATTTACTTAAATAGTTTGAAATAAAACTTATAAAAGAAGTTGCAAGATTTTTAACTTTATCCATGCCTGGTATTTTAAGAATTTGTCTACCAATAAATCTTGCAAGTTGTGAAATCTTTGATGCAACAAAACCTAATTCAGTTATCATTTGTTGAAAGAAACCACCAACAACAAACAATGGTGCAAGTAAAGCACCTAAACCTACACCAGCTGCTTTACCAAGACCTTTTAATAAACCACTAAAACCTTTAACTGTTGCATTGTATAATTTTTCTAAAATAGAAAATTGTTTTTTCTGTGCTCTGTCATCTTCTCTTTTTTTCTCAACCTCAAATGCACTTGCAACTTTTTTACCTGCGGCTTTTGTTGCTCTCATAGCTAAATTACCGCCTGGTATTAATGTAGGTAAAGATTTCATAAAACCAGTTATAGGACTTGTAATGTTATTTGCAACATCAGTAAGTTTTAATTCTTTTGCGATACCTTTAACACCGTCAAGAAGTGGATTTTTATCAGGTTTAGGTTTAGGGTCAGGTTTAGTTGGTTTTGTTTCTTTCATATCTTCTAAATTTAAACCCATAAAGACAATTGCTTCTGCGATTGCTTTAAGAATTCTAGTATGATAACCATCTCTACCAGCTTCACTTCTATTGTTGTGTTTTAATTGTGCAATTACATCATCTAAAGTTGCGTTTGCCATTTATTATTTCCTTTTAAGATATGCTTCCTTACCATAGAAAGCTGCAACAATACCTGCACTTGCAATAAAGTATAGATCAGCCATACTTGCAAGTATATCTGCTTTAAGTCCAATTGCATCTGCAATTAATGTTACGATAGGATAAAACAACATTCCACATAAGGCTAACCATGCCATCTGTCTTTGAGAATCTTGTCTTTTATCCTCATTATCTAATTCAACTAATTTTCTATCCATTTCCAATTCTTTATCACTCACAACACCATCTCCATCTAAATCATATTTTGCATAATGCGATTCTTTTTCTAATTTCTTTTGTGCCATAGTTTTACTCTCTTTTATTTATTGTTATTATGTCGATTTTTCATTTCCTCATCTTCAAGATGTTGAACTAATAATCCTGTGTATATTTCCCTTTCCCAAGGCATCATATTTTCAATTTCAGTTAAACTATATTTGTGATGTTGCATCATTGCAAATGTCAATCTATAATAATTTTCTAAACTATTATGAGAAAGGGCTATTAAAAAAAACTATTCATTCCTTCAATAACTACTTCACTCTCTACATTTGTATTTGGGTTCATTACATTTATAGTGTGTTTAACTTTAGGCATTGTTTCAAAAAACTTTTGAACTTCAACTAATTGACCATGTGTCATAGAATCAATAAATTCACTTAATTCTTTTTTATTCATATCAGTTTTTTCATAAACATTGTCTTTATCATAAATTTGTTTTATACAACTTGCAATCAAATCAAAAACAACTTCTTGATTGTTTAAATCTAAATTAGACATCTCATTTAGTTTAGGATAACCCATAATCATACCAATATCATCAGTTAGTTTAATATCAGGATTATGACCTTCTGTTGTTACACAATCAATATTATTTAAATCTATTTCAACTGTAACTTTTGTTTGGTTATCATCTGGACAAGTAACTTGAATTTCAGATAATGCACCAACTGATTTACTTCTTAATTTTAAGAAAATATATTCTATATCGAATGTTGGTAATTCTTTTACATTTAATTTGTTGAATGTACAATCATCTACAATTGTTTGTAGTGCAAGTGCAATCTCACTTTGATTTTCTGAATTTTGTGCAATCAACAACATTTTTTCTTCTTTCACTAGAAATGGTCTATACTGAACTTTTTCACCTGTTGAAGGAAGTATCAATTCATGTTTTGATGTGGTTAACGAAGGTAATGCCATAATATTTCTCCTATTACATTATAATTTAAAATTTTCCTAATTTACCAAATATGTTTCTAACTTTTTTGTTTTTAAGTATTCCACCAAAAAACTTTTTGAGTGAAATAATTCTTTGACTATCTCTTGCAATTCCAGCTGGTAATGCAACTCTACCTCTTTGTATTGCAGGATTAAATCCAGTAGTAATTTCTTCTCTATACTGGTCATATGGTCTACCAACATCTTTTAAGTATGGTGCCCATTCTCTAAATGCAAAACCTACTGTTAATCTTAATATGTCATTGTTTGTTGCTTGACCATAATCTAAAACACTTATTGTTTTAGGAAATATATCTCTTATTTCTACTGTTGATGTAATTACATCATTTCTATCTAATTGGTGAACTAACATAGTTGTAACATATTCATTATAATAACTTAAATTATATGTTTTTTGATCTACTATTGTATCTTGCCAATCAGTAAAGAATTGTTTTTCTGCATGGTCATTACTTAAATAAAATACACAAGTAATTTCTTCTGCAAATGTTAAACCCTGTGCAACCTCATGTGTTGGGCCGTATATATTATCATTAGTAACTGTTCTTATATTTCTTCCAGGCATTTGAACCTGTGCAAGTCTTAATGACACAAACCTAGATGCGTCTACATTTGATGCGGCTCTTTGAGTTTGTATTTGATTTAAAGGTTCAGCTTGAACTGCATCAGTTTGTAATGTTGAAGGTGCAATTATAATTGCTTCAAATCTGTTTGGTCTTGCAAATGAACCAGACCTATTTTGAAATTGATTTAAATCAAAATTAGCTGTTCTTTTATTTGCAGTATCTTGTCCATTGACTAATGGTATTTTATTATCAGGTTTGATAATATTTTCTAATTGTGGTAACTTATCTTTAGGTACTCTATTTCCTACAATATCTTCAATCGCTCTTTTAGCTTTATTCTTTACATCATTTATTTTTTTATTGATAGGTGATATTGGTGGTAGTAACGCCATTAGTAAAATCCTCTATTAATTCTTTTTCTTGAATCTGAATATACTTTATTTTCAGTCGCTTTTACAAATCTTTGAACTGGTAATAAAACTGCAACCATCATTTCTTCTGCATTAATAACTCTAAAAGGTGTTTGAACATGGTCGATTAAATATCTTTTTACAGTAGGATGAACTAAAGGATTTCTCTTAATTCTATTCCATGTCAATCTTATTCTAGTATCCTCATTCATAAGTGTATTATTAGAATATTCAGAAATTACATTTAACAATCGAACTCTTAATGGTATTGATAAGTAATGAAAATTCAAACCTAAAAAACCATTGTTGTAAGCTTCGATAGGTAAAACTAAAGGGAATCTGTCATAGTATGGTAATTTTTCCTCATGTTTAGGACTGTACACAAAGAAATTCATAAGTCCAAAGTTTGGTCTTGCACGAACTCTACCATCACTTACTAATTTTCTAATAGTAGGTGTTCCAAACTCTTTAACCTGATTTCTAAACCATTGAATAGAACGCTCTTTTCCACCAGATTTTTTTAATATATTGTCAAATATTGATTCTGCCATATAAGTATTTATACTCCCAATTCATGTTCAGTTAAGATTTTAAACTCCATTTGTCTATCTAAACAGAACTCACTTGCGGCTTTCCATTTTGCTTTATTGATACCCCATGTTCGCACCTCATTTAAAAACTTTGGTGTTTTTTTCTTTGGGATTTGGGGTGGTTGACATTGAATGTAAGGTTTGATTTCAATTATCATCTTTTTAATTGAACCATTCTTTTGTTTGAATTTGATGTAGAAATCAGGGAAATATCTGTGCAGTTTACCATCAATTGGAGAACGATAAGGAATTACTACTTCCTCACTACCCCATTCGATAATTTTCTCATTTCTATCACAATAGACCATAAACTTTCTTTCCCACAGGGAACGATAGTATATTTTGTCTATATTACCACGATATTTTTTTGAGTTTGTTGGTCTATATTTTCCACTATACGGCATAATCTATATAAATACTTTAAAACAATTCATTCAAAGGATATTTATATGATAGTAAAGTCAGGTTATTCTGGTATGGACTTCGGTAGTA